GTGAGAAAGTTTCTGACCACGCGTTGCTCGTTGGCATGTTTGATAGTGAAGTAAAAAATATTTAAGAAAGGAGTTGCAAGCTGAAAAATTTATTGTATGATGTTAAACCTTAGACAAAAAACAAAGAGGAGAAGAAGATGATAGTTGATGATGAAGCGCCTCAAGTTGAGGAAGAAAGAAACGAATTAGCTAATGTTCCTATGGATAAGTTAGCTAAAGTTTACCGCAAGATGTCCACACGTATTCAAGAGTTGACGCAAGCTTACGAGAACGAAGTTGAGCAAATCAAAGCTCAGCAAGAACAAGTAAAAAACGCGCTCAAAGATATGATGTTGGCGCTAGGCATAAGCTCTGTTCGCACAGATCAGGGCACAGTAGTGTTGTCTATTAAGACGCGCTATAACACCCAAGACTGGGACTCGTTTAAAACATTCATGCTTGAACATGATGCAATTGACTTGTTGGAAAAGCGCATTGCGCAAGGCAACATGGCAAAGTTTTTAGAAGAGAACCCCGGCCTTCTACCCCCCGGCCTGAACTCAAATACTGAGTACGGCATTTCCGTTCGTAAACCAACTAAGTAATTAGGAGAAAATTGTGTACACAAAACCGTTAACAAAAGCACCTATTGTTATTGTAGAAGAAGGCTTTCAAACAGAAGAAGAAGCAGTCGCTGTATGGCACACGCTTGAAAATAAGTTTGAATTTAAAGTGAAACTTATCTATAAAGGCCCCGGGTACCCCGGAACAACGATAGCTTTTACTTTAGAGAAGTGTGATCCCGAAGATTACAAAACGTATTATAAATTTGGTGAAATTATTTAAGGAGAAAAAAATGAGCAACGTACAATTATTTAACCCATCACAAGTACCCGCCTTTGCAAAGAACCGCAAAGAACTCTCACCCATCGCTAAAGCCCTTGCGGGTGGCTCAATAGGCGGTGCGGGCGGCAAGCGCATATCTATCAAGGGTGGCGTTTTCCGTTTGGTCAATGGCGGTAAGGAGATTGCATCCATCGAAGATCGTCACTTGGACGTAGTGGTTGTCAACGCCGCGCCTAAAATCGCACGCGTGTTTTATTTGAAGTCTTATGACGCTGAGTCTGTATCAGGCCCTGATTGCTATTCTAACGATGGCGAGACTCCTGAGGCTAACTCAGCCAACAAGCAAGCTGAGAAGTGTTCCGAGTGCCCCAAGAACATCGCGGGTTCAGGCCAAGGTAACAGTCGCGCTTGCCGTTATCAGCAACGTCTTGCTGTAGTATTGGCCAACGATATTGGTGGTGACGTAATGCAGTTAACATTACCCGCGACTTCCATCTTTGGTAAAGAAGAGGGAGACAAGCGCCCACTACAAGCCTATGCTCGTTGGTTGGCCGCGCAGAACATCGACCCATCTGAGGTGGTGACGCGTATGAAGTTCGATACCAAGTCTGAGTCACCCAAGTTGTTCTTTGTGACAATGCGTTGGTTAACAGATGACGAGTTCCCCATCGCTACTGAGAAGGGCAAGTCTGAGGAAGCGGTCAAAGCCGTGTCGTTTACTGTTGCTAAGACAGACAGCGTATCAGCCCCCGCGCCCATCGCGATTGCGGGCAACAAGCCCAAGAAAGTAGCCGCACCTGTTGCAGAGGAAGACGAGGAGCCAGTTGTTCGCAAAGAAGAGAAGAAGCCTAGCGCAGTACCCAAAGCCAAGGCCGCATTGTCTGATATGGTTGATGATTGGGATGATGAGTAATGGCATACTCACCTCAAGTTATTGAAGGTGTAAAGCTCGCGCCTAAGACGTTGGGTAACCAACTCGGGCGTTGGGCGATACATATTGACTTCCCAGTAACCAAAGTGGCCAAGGCAACGGGCGCTACGCGTCAGTCAGTTTACAACTGGTTCAATGGTGGCGAAGTCTTCGTTGCTTACCGTCCCGCGGTACAGTCTCTCATCAACATATTAAAAACGTCGCCCACTGCGGACGAGGCTTGGAGGAAATCATGCAAGGCATTCAACCTAGACAGTTAACCAACGAAGAACTTATCAGGATAAGCGCACAAGAACTAGACGCTCTTGGTTTAATGCCTCCTAGTTTTCAACAAGAATTGCTGAGACGCTTTACTGCGCTACATCCAAAAGACGAGTTTCCTCCCAAAGACCCTCGTCAGCAAGAACTTTTCTCGTAACCTGAAGGATACATATGACTCCGCTTGAATTTCTAGCGGTTGTTCTACCGTCCGCGGGTTTGGGAAAATACTGCGTGGTGGAACTGAACCAAAAACAACATGCGTATGCAGATACGATAGAGGAGCTTGCGCCATACATTAACGATTGGAACAACCACAAGTACGACATTTTCTTCGCCGTAGCTACTTTCGGGGAGTCACGCGGCGCAGACGATGCCCAGTACATCAAGTCGTTCTTTATTGATTTGGATGGATACTCAAGCAAAAAAGAGGCGGGCTTGGCGCTAGATACCTTTATGAAGAGTACGGGTTTCGATGCGTTGGGCACGCCTTGGATAGTAAGTTCGGGTGGCGGCCTACATTGCTACTGGCCTTTGACGGATGCTATCCCTGTGGGTATTTGGAAACCTATTGCTGAGAATCTAAAAAGGTTGGCAGCACAGGAGAGTTTCAAGATCGACATGACGGTAACCGCTGATGCTGCGCGCATTTTGCGTGTGCCGGGCACACAAAACTTTAAGAAGAAGTACCGCTTGCCACGTCCCGTAAAGATACTGCAAGAGGGTGACCTGTTTAATTTAGCTGACTTCTCCAAGATCATCTATGACAAGGTGGAGGCGCCCGCACCCATTGCTAAACCCACACCGACAAACATAGCGGGGCAACGCCCCAAGTCCTTGCAGACGCCAAGCCAAATCAAACTGATCCAAGATAGCTATACGCTTTTTGGCAATTTCGAGAACCAATGCGGTCAAATCCAAGACTACATTGCTACGGCTCAAGAAGACGGCAAAGAACCTATATGGCGTGGTCTTTTATCTTGGGCCAAGGTCTGCGAGGACGGCGATGATAAAGCAATATGGCTCTCGGACATGCACCCATACCCGCACGAGCGGATGTATCAAAAGCTCAACGAGATTAAAGGCCCATACGCTTGTATCAAGATGGACAGCGAGAACCCCGGCATATGCGAGAAGTGCCCGCACTGGGGCAAGATCACGAACCCATTGATACTGGGCAGAGAGATCAAGACCGACAACACCGCCAAAGAGATACCGTTGACGCCCGTACAAATGGTGGAATTTGATGAGACAGAACTTGACGTTGAAGAGTCTTATGAACCCGAAGAAGAAGAAAGTTTGCCCTTAGCGCCTAGCGTTACACGTCCTGAACCCCCGCGAGGATATAGTTATGGCGAACACGGCGGTGTCTACTGCACTCGATCCGAAGAAGACGAAACCACAGGCAAAAAGACAAAGAAGAACATTCAAATTCTTGACTACGACTTTTTTGTGGTTGATTTGTTAAAGACTGAAACTGAGCATTTGATACACATGGCCGCATGTAGACCCGAAGGCGTGAAGACTTTAAACTTTCCACAAAAATCTATTGTCAGCAATGTCGAGACTTTAAAGTGGTTGGCCGCCGAGAACATCTTGTCTTCGTTTGGGGGCTACGACAAAGTTTTGTATGAATATGTTAGTGCTTGCGCACGCCAAGCTTCAACAACCAAAAAGCCTATCGTGGTTCCGTATCAGTGTGGTTGGCAAGAAGATAACTCATTTGTCTACAACAACAGGGTGTTCACTAAAGATGGCCGTGAGACGCGAGTCCCTATGCCCGGCCTTGAAAATATTAACAGGAACACAACACCGGCGGGCGACCTCGGTGTTTGGCAACAACTATGGAAAACAATCTTCATCGACAAACCGAACATGGAGACGGCCCTCGCTATCTGTTTAGATTCATTTGGATCTCCCCTAATGCGTTTTACAGAATACGAAGGTTTTGTGTGGCACATCGGGTCGAGATGGTCAGGTACGGGAAAGTCCCTAGTTCTAAGCGCTAAAGCCGGAGTGTGGGGTCACCCGTTAAGATACAGGACAGGCAAGAGTACGTCACCCGTAACGATGCAACAAAGGGCTGGTCTTTTAAACAGTTTGCCCCTTTTGATTGACGAGATCACCAGTACGCAACGAAACAATATGGAGTG